TTGGCCTTGGCAAGAATTTCAGGGCCGGCTTTTGATTTCCATTCTTTGATCCCCAGAAGCCGGTTGACTTCACGGGCAAAGGCATCATAAACAATAGGATTCTGTTTAAGTTTGGCATTATCCTGGTCACTGAAAAATTCTGTCTGTTCAGATTCCCATGTTTTTTCGGCTGAAATACGGATTGTTTCTTCCCGGACAATTGCCCGGGTCCGTTCCCTTTCAACTGCAAGCAACTGCTTTTTGTAATCATCAAATTCAATGTCACCTTCATCCAGCTTTGTATCCAGGGCCTTGATCTTATCTTCGTATTCTTTGTCTACAGACTGCCTGCCGTCATCAGCGGAAGAAGCGTCAGTATCATCTGTAGCAGTGTCAGTCTTTTTATCCTCTTTGTCGTCGCCCTCTTCATCATTCTCAGTCGCATCGTTTTTAGAATCATCATCAGTGTCGTCATCTTCTGAGTCGCTTTCTGCATCATCATTTTTGCCATCATCGATGTCATCTTTGTCATCATCTGAGGATTTGTCATCTTCGTCTTGGGTTCCCTTATTCTCCTCGTCATCCTCATTAACATCATCGTTCTGATCATCTGAAGCATCTCCCTCATCATCTTCGATTGCTGCGATTTCTTCTTCAGACAGTCCATCAAAATCGTTGCTGTCGCTGTCACCCATGATTACTTTGCTCCTTTTTTCTTGTTATCTGATTTGATGCCATGTTCACCTTGTTTAGTGACCATGACCCTATCTTTTGTTTTGCTCGTAGCCGGTTTATTTTTCTGATTTAAAGCTTTATTACCGATCTGGATGTCATGCAGGGCCTTGGCCTTGTCAATTCTCAATTTCTCTCGATCAAATTGTACACCTGCCCTGGTTGCCGCTGCATCTTCAACATTCTTATCAATCTCACTTTCAAGCTTATTCATTTCAAGCCTTTGCATTGTTTCTTCAAACAGGGCCTGGGCTTCATCCGCCTGTCTTTGTGCTTCCTGTTCAGCTTGAAGGTCTGGATCACTCTGGTCCGCATCCGGGTCGCTCTGGCCATTAACCATTCTGATTCTGGCTACAAGATCTTCCTTGCCCGGGATGTCTGACAGATCAACCACCAGATCAAGCAGGTTGATTGCAATTTCCGGGGCCATGTCCTTGATCATTTCCATGAGGGTTTCAAAGGTGGCCTGCCTGATACTGGCTGTCCATGCAGAAGAATCAACCACAAAATCAGCCTGGGCTTTGGTGATATCATTTAAAGGGTCGTTTGTTTCCGGGTCCATACCATTAATTTCAATGAATTCAGGCTGATTTTTCTCGTTTGTAATCCTGAATATTTTCTGATCCGTGTAATACTGTTCAATCAAGGAAAGGACAATTTCACCGAGCATTTGGGTAGAAACTCTTAAATTGTCAAATACTTCTGAATTGACAATATTTCCCTGTTCCTTCCTGGCTTCTATAGCTTTACCGGATATGGCGTTTGTTTCCCGGCCCATCTGTTCATCTGTCACACCACCAACAGCCTCAATATATTCAGCGTCCTGGTTCATCAGTGCAACATGCTCTTGGGCCAGGCCCCTATCGTTGTTGATCTCAATCTCAGACCCTTTTTTCTTTTTTATGATGCCGTCCGGCCGGGAAACTTCGTCTGCCAATTCATCCCAATCGGTTACGGCATCATCATCGGCAATGACCTGGTTGGTACTAAGAATGAATAAAGCCTTGCTCCTTCTTTTATTCAGATCGTCCTGGATATCTCTTAGATTACGGACAGGGCCATATTGAGTATTGTCTTTCTTTTTCCTGAATCCCCAAATGGGAATAAAGGGGAAACGATTGTGGTTATAAGGTGATTCCTGATCCTGTAGAACCAGATCCCCGGTAAAAATCATACATCGAATAACCATTCTGATACTGCTTGTCAGTGATGCGTATCCGCCTTCTATCAGATCCTTGTGTGCTTGATCATCAGCATGATATTTCTGTCCTCTGAGCGTGCCAAGGTCTTGGGTACCATTGTCCATGATTTCAATATTTTCAGGTGTTTTATACCAGCATTCAACCAGCTCAAGCCTGTTTCTCTGGGCTCTGTCTGTACCTTCAAAACCCGTCATTTCTATCATGGATTCAAGGTCTGTATCTTCGTCCGCATACTCTTGAGAATAGGCGCCCTCATCAATAACAGAACTGTTTGCCAATATTTTTAAAACCCCTGAAAACTCACTGAACATGGAACATGCCACATCCAGGTCAACCCGTTTGCGCCTGAACATAAACCTGGCATCTTTAAGGTCCAAACGTACTGACAATGGGTCATACCAAATGTTCCGCCAGTCCTCATAATCAATGAATATAGGTTCTTCCATGATATCTTTTGTGACACCTGCTTCCAGCCATCCTAATCCTGATATGACTGTATCCTTAAACGCCTGTGACCTCTCGGTCGGTAACTTGTTGACATCTGAAAGATATTTCAGAATATGGGTCTTGGCCTCGGCAGGTTTGGCATCCTCTGAAGTTCTTGGCAGGACCCTGAAATCTATCCGATTCTTTTTTTCTGAACCAATGATCCAGTCAATCGTGGGCTTAACACGATTGAAAACCGTTGCAATCTGTCCCCTGGCTTCCACTTCCGCCTTATCATCCGGGTCCCATTGATCACCATCATAAATATCATGGTCTTTGAGGCATTCAGTGCGGGCAGGTGCCTGTATAGACCTTGTATATGCCCACCATGCCTTGATTTTGTTCAGCTTTTCCCGCTGTTTTTCTGTAATCTCAGGAGAGGCCTTTTTCTCATCACCATTCAGCTTGTCGGCAAACATGGCCTGGCTTTCAGATGATTCGCTCATATAATCACCTTGTTTCCATTGATTTTCAGTCCATCACCGGAACGCCCCCTGGGTGGTGTAACAGGGGGAAGGAGAAGTTCCGGTGTGGCCGACAATAACTCTTCAATACCGTCTTCAATAGCCGTGGCAACCTCGGCCATACGCTGACTGGTCACGACACCAAGATTGAATTGATAATAAATTAATGAAGTAATGTTATACATCCATTTGGTAAAATCCGGGTTCTTATCAGGGGTGTACATCCATAAATCTTCCATCCTGATACAAAAATTTGCAGTGTGCCCTGCCCTTGGAAATTTGGGGCATATAAGCAGCACGGGCTCGGGCTCATCATCAATCGTTCGATATGCTATTCTTCTAATTACTTCAGCCATTATGCCGCCATCCCTGAGCGTTTCCGCCTTTTTGATCTGGTTTTTACAATCTGCACAGGCTCAGCAAATGTAAGTGCAAGGCCATCACCTTCATCAGGGGATCTGCCAATTCTTTTTTTGATATCTTCTTTGGGCTCAAGCTGTTTCTGGGTTGTGCTGGTGTATTTATACCCTGGGGCCGTAAGATCAGCTTGAAGGGTATCAACGTCCGGTATCTGTACTTCTTCATCTGACTCAAGCCATTTCCTGACCTCGTCCCACATTTCTGCACGGCGGTTTTTATAATGCTCCGGGTCCATTGCCTTGCTGCCAAAATTAACAAGAGTCACTCTATTTCCAAAGCCCATTTCAACCAGCCGGTCATACATGCCAGATCCGCCGCCCCGGTCAATGAACATCCTGTCAACGGGTTCATTCTCCAGGATCATCCGGGCCTGACCAGCCTTGGCCATATCATCCAGTTTGTGGTGGGATTCTATATTCCAGGCTCTTCGACCCTGACGTCTGATAAATGTGGTCGCATCGTCACCTTCCCGGGCAGGATCACAGCCAACGACATAAGCACCATATTTGGGAACACCCATTGTTTTTCTGGCCGTCAATACTGATTCAGCAGATATCAAGGAATTGATACCGGTTGTCTGGAAAGCTTCCGCCGCATTCCCGGGATACTCCTGTTTGAAAAGAAGAGGATCACCCAGTTCAACGATTTTGAACCGTCTCCAATAAATCTGTTCATCATCCAGCTTGTATGCCTTTTGATATGCTGCTTCTTCAACGGTCGGAATAAATTCCACATCACTCGGAATGAGCTTTCTGTATTCTGATTGCCAGTACCAGGGGATAAAGATTGCAATGTATTCGCTCTTACCCTTCTCCGCATCCTGCCACATCCTATGAAACATATTCCCCAGGCCATTGGCCGTGGATTCAAGGATGATCTCTTCAGCCATCTCAGCAGCCTGGAAGACACCTGTTTTGATCTCATCTGTGTTTTCCCAGAAAGCGACCTCAGAACCATGGAAAAAGTCTATCGTGTCTGACCTGCCCACATTTTTTGATCCTGCGGTACCCAGGCCATATGCTGAGTCAAGCTTGTCAAACACAAGTTCTTTACGATTTGAAAAGGACGTGGACGGTCTTACCAGTGGGTTGCAATGCTCATGATACCGTTTGACCATGTTGAACAAATTGGTGGTGGCATCATCCATATGAGCCAAGATAAAAGTCTTAACCCCACGCCTGTGGGTAGTCTGGTGATAGAATCGACCCCCAACATAGGTGCTGCACCCTTGTTGCCGGCCTTTCAGCAGTAATGCCCTGATCTTGCCGATCTTGGCTTTCTGTTGCTCTAATTTTTCATGGAGATAGAGCTGTGCCTTGTTGAATCTAAAGGGGATGATCTTTTGCATACGACCATCAACCATGATAGATTTTTTGGTCCGGATCTTGAGACACCTATCGGCATAATGGGGCAAATCTTTTATTGCCCGGCCCCTGATAACAACCTCTCTATCTGTAGCCTGTTCAACCATCTTTCATTACTCCAACAGATCAAGCATTTCTTCATGTGACAAGTGGATTTTCATGTCACCATCCAAATTCTTCGTATCCGGCCATCGTTCCCGGTTACGGTTCCGGAGCCAAAACGTTTGAGCTTTGACATCACCGGCAATATGTTTTTTAATCTTTCTCGTGATTTCCATCTCCCCGTCTTCGTCCAACTCCTTGGTCGTTTCTTCATAACTGTAGCCCAGGGCTCTTTTTAGCAGGGAGGTTTCAACGTTCTCCGTGTCATATTTGTCTTTCCCGGTCTTGATGGCAGCCAGGAACTCAGGATGGTCTTTTTTCCAATTGTTAATTAGGCTCTTTGAAACCCTGAAAAGCCTGGCCAGCTTGAGATCAGTAAAACCATTCTCACAAGCGACCTGGGCCATGGAAACAAATTCCGGATCATAAATAACCTTAGTGCCTGTCTTATTCAGCCTTACTGGTTTCTGATTTTTTGGTTTTCCCATTAAACCCTCCTATCCGGACCATCCTGATAATGATCGCTTACGGCTGATATCTCCCCGGATTCATCAAGCCTTCTGCGGCCATATAACAGCATGTCATGCTTGGCGATATCGATTGCGTACTTGTCGGTACGAAGATAGAGTATTTTAAGATGATCTGATGTATTTTGCTTGTCGGCAAAACGATCTTGAAGCGTATCCCGGCAAGACTGATGTGCCTGAACAATACTCGACTGTGCTGATAAAATTTCTTCCAACTGCTTTTTTAAAAACCAGCCCAGGACCGATACCATGGCACCCAGACAAAGAAACCCAACGCCCATAAAAACAGTATTGGCATCAAGCGGGGTTGGTATTGATGCTTTAAGGGCTGGAGAACCGGCCTCAGCTATGGCAAGCAATGGAATATCAAAAATGGGCATTGTTGAAATTCTCAGTGATTTTTATAGTAAAAGAGTCAACCTCTGCCATGGCAGCCATGAACCGCTTAACAGCTTTGCGAGAACTCAGCACCGCCCTGTTTCCATTCAGCCACCCGGTATGACTGCCTATCAATATGCACCCGGATGTGTCTTTTGCCGTGTTTCCGGCATGAAAAAGGATATGATCTCGGTCAGGAACTAATATTTCAAAGGTTTCGCCAAATTTGGGGGATATGGTGCGACGGCAAAGGTAGGTGGCAGGTGGGATGCAAGATATAAAACGCTGGTTTTCAAGATCTGGATTTTCAAGCGTGGAGTACGCTTCAAGGTCATCTATTTGTAGAGATCCGATGATGCATTTGTCTGTTTTTTCAAGCCTTCTCAACTCAATAATCAAAGCAAAAATCCCCTCATTCCCATGTCGGAGTCCAAAGTTTGTTAGTTGGGGCTTATTGTTTCAGGGGGGAATGGGGATTGCAATTGAATCCATGCGTGAAAATTGCATTTCACGCACGAAAGTTTAAGATTGGTTTATATATAAAGACTTGAACCTGGGGAAATATTTTTGATTATTGTTGGCAGGAAATATAGAACGTTATGAATCACCAGCAAAAAATTGCGCAGCTATTTTTTATCCGATGCATTCAATTGTTGTACTCAATTTTTATTGTATCCGTATTGTCCTCGTGACATCAAAACTTGTTTCCAATATTGTTCTCTTGCAATCACAGCTTGCAAATTTAAGCTCGTAAGTTTCCCCCAATATTTGTTGAAATAATTTCAAATTGTTCGGCTCGTCGTCCACGATGAGAATTCTAAACTTTTTATCCATTTAAATGGTCCTATGAATTCTGTTTTTTATCATTGGCGTTAATCATCGAAAAAATTTGCTTACCCAACTCCTCAGGAGATAAATATGAAAACTTGTCAAACGGAACAGGGTTGTCATTTGGAAAAACGCTTTGGATCATCATAATTTTGTCCCACAATGTAAATGCAGCATCTATAATTTTTTCAGGTATTTTGACGCCTCTATCCTCGGAAAGGAACTCTTTCACTTTATTTTCAGGTATTGGAGTATCTCTGTAAGGCCGGGTAGGGTCAAGCATGGCATCAATCATATCCGCAACTGAAGTAATCAGGGCTTCATTGGGAATAGCCTCTCCTTTTAGCTTGTCAGGATAACCCGAGCCATCCAGTTTCTCGTGGTGAAACCGGGCGACATTGTAAGCCATTCGCATAATGTCTGATCGGATACCAGCACTGATAATGTTGGCTCCATGCAGGGTATGCGCTTCCATTTTCTGCCACATCTCCGGATGCTCTCGTAGGTTACCGGGGAAGAGAAGTATCTCATCCCGCACCCCAATTTTACCAATATCGTGCAAAGGGGCGACGAGGAAGAGGTGGTGGGCTGTAATCAGATCGTATTCTAAGTATCTGGCTATCAAATAGGCAATCACCGCCACCCGCAAGGTATGGTTTGCCGTCTCGTTATCTTTGAGTTTTGCCGCTCTCATAAGGGACAATAACCCTTCAATCACGGTCGTATCCCTATCGACAAGTTTCAAATGCGTAGATACACGCGCCAATAAAATAGACGGCTCAATAGGCTTAGTGACATAGTCCACTGCTCCAAACTCGAATCCTTTCTCTCTGTCAGCAATATCTCCTTTTGTTGAGACAAAAATTATCGGGATATTTGCTGTGACAGGATTTGTTTTCAGTTGCCTGCAAACCTCATAACCGTCCATTTCCGGCATCATGATATCGAGAAGAATCAGATCGGGTTTGTGTTTTGCCGCACCCGCCAAAGCACTTTTGCCATTGTTGGCAAATTTAAGGCTATAATAGTTTTCCAATATTTGTTGCATCAACTTTAGATTGGTTGGCATATCGTCAACAACAAGAATTGTGGCATGTTCTTTTGGCATAATTAACTCTCCATTTTTATACCGAGTTTTTCGGCGAGTATTTTGGTTTGGGCTTTGGCCTGGTCAAAATCAAAATCATCAATTGCCTTGGAAACCCTTGCCATATCTTTTAGAGGAACATATTCGACAAGTCTGTTTAATACTGGTTCAGCAACAGCAGGGTTGTCTTCATCAAGCATATTCAAAAGTTCTTGAAGCAGGTGGCTGACAGCTTTTGAATCAAAATCCTTGGCCGGTTCACCTGTTTCCTTCAATACCGGTATCTTTAAGTGCCCGATCATTTTAGTTGCATCTTTTAATGCATCTTGCAGGCGAGGGATCAGATTTTCAGTTTGTTCATCAGTGCAGTTCTTCAGTAATGCATCAATCTGTGTAGCAAACCCTGCAACTTTGGATAAAAAAAGATTGCCGGCAGCACCCTTGAGCGCATGGGCAATCATCTTAGCCTCTTTACCATTCCCCCGGCTCAACAACTGCTTAATTT